GTATTGTCCCGAGAATTCTTGTATAACCATACCGCCAACCGTAAATCTTACCGTTTCGATCATTTGAGACCCCAAATTATCGATCCATTTAAACTCATATGGTTGCCATTTTTGTAAAATAGAACAGGTTTCATCGTTGACAAGCGGAGGCATCACAGGACTCCATATATTAGGAAGATTAACTACGCAATATGTATCCATAAGTAAATCTCCATATCTTGGAACGGTGAAATCAAATACAGAAGATTCTGTCATTCGTAATGTTCTCTGTCCGGAAAAATCAATTCGAAATTTTTGAAGACCAAAATTGGTATACTTTGCATAGGTCGTTTTGAAGAAAGTTTTACTTGGATTGCCATTAAGAATCACATTTTGATTACCATACGCAATAAGGTTGAGTAGTCCACCAGGCATTATAATAAATTGTGATTAATATTTAACTTGGTTTAAGTTATTAAAATAATAACAATATATTATATTATGAATGAAAATGTAAATACTCCTGCTCCTAAAGCGATGCAGCAAATGCTAACGAATGCTATGAGTGGAGCTAATGCTGCTAAATATTCTATTTTTGCACTATGTTTAATACTTATAGTTATGATTATTTATTGGGCGTACGGTAAAAGTACGCTTAATAAAGCGAATTGTACTAATATGAATAATTTGTATAAAGATTATGGTATGGTTCATACTATTAATACGTCCAACCCAGATTATAGTTATAAACTAAGAGATTATTATGTAATGACTGCATATAATGCGTGTTGTGCCGGACAATTTAAAAATGATTTTGTAAACGTATGTGCCCTTAAAAATGTAATTAAACAGGGTGCAAGATGTATTGATTTTGAAGTATATTCGTTGAATGATACACCTGTGATTGCTACCTCTTCTGTGGATGATTATAGTATTAAGGAAACATACAATAGTGTTCTTTTTAGTGATGCTATGGACATTATAAAAGATTATGCATTTTCAGGAAGTACTTGTCCGAACCCAGGTGACCCTTTAATTATTCATCTTAGAATAATGAGCACAAATCAAAAAATCTACAATAAGATGGCTACACTTATAGAAGAAACGTTATCGGAATACACGCTCGGGTCTAAATATAGTTATGAAAATCACGGAAAAAACTTAGGAGGAGTCCCATTATCGGAAATAATGGGAAAAGTATTAATAATAGCAGACCGTTCGAATCCTTTGTTTGAATCTACCAATCTCGACGAATATGTAAATCTTGCATCGAACTCTATATTTATGAGAAATGTAAGATATTCTGATGGCGTCAAATATACTCCTGATATAGATGAATTGATAGATTATAATAAAAAAAATATGACACTAGTTATACCTGATTTATCAGAGACAAATGCAAATTATTCCGCACAATTGGCTTGGGCGTCCGGATGTCAATTTGCAGGTATGTGTTTCCAAAATTTTGACACTAATATGGAAGTATATTCAGCTTTCTTTGCAAAGAAGGGTTCTGCCTTTGCACTCAAACCAGAAGCACTTAGATATATTCCTGTTACTATACCACCCCCTCAGACAGCAAATCCTGCGTATTCTTACGAACAAAGAAACACTTCCACGAATTATTACTCTCTTACTATTTAATATATTATTTAATATATTATTTAATATATATGAGTAATTTTGAAGAAAAAGAATTAGAAATATTAAGAGCTGCTGTAGATAAAGCACAAGAGAAAGCAGCTCGTAGTCTTACACATTCACAAGAAGTACAGAATATTATTAGAATTGTAGAACGGTTTTTACGTAAAAAACGACTAGTATGCTATGGAGGCACCGCAATTAATAATATACTTCCAGTTAACGACCAATTTTATGATAAAGATATAGAAATACCTGACTATGATTTCTTTAGTGCAGATGCTTTAAATGATGCAAAAAAACTGGCAGATATTTATCTAGAAGAAGGTTATACAGAAATAGAAGCAAAAGCAGGGGTTCATCATGGAACATATAAAGTATTTGTTAATTTTATTCCTGTTGCAGATATTACGTATATTCCCAAGGATTTATTTAAAGCAATACAGAACAAAGGAATAAAAGTGAATGGTATATATTATGCTCCGCCTGATTACTTAAGAATGGCTATGTATTTGGAACTTTCACGTCCGAAAGGAGATGTGAGTCGTTGGGAAAAAGTTATGAAGCGGTTAACTTTATTAAATAAACATTATCCTATGAAAAATCCTAAATGCGACCATATGAATTTTATGAGGAGTTTTGAAGGCACACAAGAAGATGCAAGAAATATTTACAGTACCGTGAAAGATACTGCGATTCAACAAGGGCTGGTATTCTTTGGAGGTTATGCTAGTGAAGTATACAACAAATATATGCCTAAGAAAAAACGTATACAATACAAAGATAAACAACCTGATTTCGATTTATTATCAGAAGACCCAGAAACTTCTGTAAATATTATAAAAGAGAGATTACGAGATGAAGGATTTAAAAATGTAAAAATTTATAAGAAACCTGGTTTTGGAGAGATTATAGCTCCACATTATGAAATAACTATAGAAGAGGATACTGTGGCGTTTGTATACAAACCTCTCGCGTGTCATAGTTATAATATTATTAAATCAAAAGGTCGAACTATAAAAGTAGCGACAATAGATACTATGCTTAGTATATATCTTGCTTTTTTATATGCAGACAGCTCGTATTACGAGCACGATAGAATATACTGCATGGCTCAATACTTATTTCACGTACAAACTGCTAATAGACTTCAACAAAAAGGTCCGTTGAAAAGATTTAGTTTACAATGTATAGGGAAACAAGAAACCCTTGAAGACATGAGAAACGATAAAACTCAAAAATATGAAGAATTAAAAAATAAACGAGATACACGTGAATATGAAGAATGGTTTCTCAAGTATGTGCCTTCAAAATCTAAAGAAAATAGTGAAACGAAAAGTAAACCGAAAAGTAAAACGAAAAGTAAAACGAAAAGTAAAACGAAAAGTAAACCGAAAAGTAAAACGCGTAAAATGGATACCTCAAAAAAGAAAACCTATAAATTAATTGGATTAAATATGTAACTTATATAAAGATGAACTATGTTAAAGTATTTTACTTGTTCCTGATTACTGTATTGTTAATAACCATATATTGTAGATTGTCTTATAAAGAACCATTTACGAACTATTTTCCTAGTTCATATTTCAAAAGTAATACTAATATTTGTGCGAATCAAGGTTATCCAATTCGATGGTGCGTGAATGCAGACCAGTATAACGAAACATCTAATACATGTATATGTCCTCCGGGACAAAAAATATATAAACGATATGGAAGGTGTTTGTGTCAGACATATGTTGGTTAAAATACTATAATTAATTATATTTTTCTAAAATTGCTTTTGGGATTAAATTTTGGGACATATCTAACATTTTTTTGTAGCATTTGTTTATAGTTACTTCTGAAATTTCACTAATCGTACTAACTTCTTTCTTTGTAATACTTACATTACAAGACCGTGCTATGAAATAAATAATACCGGCAGCGATAGAATGTGGAGTATTTTCAGGAATAAGATTATTTGTATGTATTCGTAATGCTATAAATTTACAAACTTTGGTAAGTTCCGTATTAATATTCAGTCTGCTGCAATAACGTTCAATAAATGTTACAGGGGTAGGCTGACATAGAGAGGTTTTATCTGTGTTGGCCATTTCACTTTCAAGTTCATTTATAATAGATATTGCGTTTTTACATCCTCTTGTAGCAGCAGTAGTGTCTAAGTGAAATATGTGTGCGATTTCTTTTGCAGTTCTAGGAAAACTGTTGACTCTTGCAGCAATATATATAGAAGCTGCTATGATACCATCACGATTCAATCCTCGGAATGTTTTTGCTTCGGATATTTTTTTATGAAACCTCATCGCGTCATCTATAATTAATTTTGGTATTCCTGAATGATTTCCTAAAATAGTTATTCGTTGAAATTCATCATATTGTGATTTTTCTTTGTAAGGCATACCCAGCCAGTCTGTATACCTTCTTATTTTTCGCATTTCATATGAAGACGCTCCGTTTACTAATACTTTACAACCGAAACTAGATTCGTGTAATAATGGATTAATAGGCATTCCACATCGGGTTGGGTCACTTCCAGATGTATCTTCTGCACCATAATATCTCCATTCAGAGGTTTGATCTAATATATCTGTATAAAATATACCGCACTTTTTATTCGTACACGTTTGAAACCCTTCGTCTGATATAACTAATGATGACGTACAGCAATCACAATTTTCTCTCAGTCCATTATTTGTGTATACACATTCAACATTTTTTTTATCCAGTATTTCTGTATCAAATTGTTCCCATAGTTTCACTTTATTTTTACCCTCTCGACGAATTTTTTTGGTTTTAAGTTCATTCATTATTGACGTGAACTAGTATAATCGTAAGAAAATACTTCAATTTTATAATGTTTTCTTAATTATATTAATGGGTAACAATAATTCTGTTGAAAATATTAAAAAAGAAGGCTTATTATTACAAGAATTAGATTTCATAGCTGCCAATTACATAAGCACACAGAATTTTAAAGATATGGAACGTCTAGCGGATATGGATTATTGTAATAAGTTGGTTGTTGTGACCGCGGATTCTATTGCAAGTAATTTAAATGATTTAAATGTTAATTATTTGGCTCAACGACTTAAGAACGGGATTGAAATAAATGAAATGACAAAATCAAACATTTTATATCTTAAACAAAATAATTTAGAAAATTTAGATGTCAAAAACAATACTACAAAAAGAAGATTGTGTATAGGTATTGCAAAGTTTTATGTAAAAATAGCACATTTATTTAGTGCGATCGTGACTACGGTTAATCCAATCTATGTATATAAAGACGAGAATGGAAATACGGTAGAAACTAATTTACTCAATAAAAAAAATATACCGGCTAGTGCTAATGTAAGTATTAAAAGAATGGACGTTTGTAGTAAAAGATTGAATGCATTATTAAATAACGAAGATTTTAACAAGCCTACAGATGCAAAAGTTACTATAAATCCTAATTTTTGTGAAATGAATTACGATAGGACTAGAAACAAAGACAAAATGTTTTACCAAGAGCCAGGTATACCTGAATTAGAGAAATTATATTATGATGAATATGATTATGATAAAGGAGGATTCTCAAGAATGAGCGACAAGACACGTAAAGAAATATATGAAAAGGATGTAATAACTTTTTATAAAGCGTTCACCGGAAATGATACTATAGAAAAATATGGAAAAGGTGAACCACTTATTAAAAAATTTAGTGATATAAAGTTAAGAGATTTTCATAAAAGTAAAGGATGTTCTAGAAATGGGAGTTATACAAATTCTTATTCTGCTACATTAAAGAATAAATTATTTTCAGACTACGCAAATCACATTAAGACAATGATGCAGACTACAAAAAAAAATCAAGATGAACTAATTGGTATATTAAAAGATTTATTTTCACCAGTAATCAATCCAGAATCAGGTCGTAAAGAAATAATGATAAACCCAAAATTAACAGAAGAAATATTACAGAAACTTATTGATAAAACACGGACTATAATTGTGAAATTGTATGTAAAATGTGAAAATGACTTCATTAAAGGACTAGAATTGTTTCAAGCAATCGTAGAAAAACAGATAATGGATACATCTAAAGAACAAATTGAAAAACTGCAAAATACCCTGCAAGATTCTCTTGCAGACGCAGAAATAACACCTCCCAACAATACAGAAGCTTCTACTGTAGATAGATTAGGCGAAAATACATATAGTAAAACACCTGCAACGGATACTGCGTCTGCAACGGATACTGCGTCTGCAACGGATACTGCGTCTGCAACGGATACTGCGTCTGCAACGGATACTGCGTCTGCAACGGATACTGCGTCTGCAACGGATACTGTGCCTGCAACGGATACTGCGCCTGCAACGGATACTGCGCCTGAAACGGATACTGCGCCTG